TAAATATGATTCTATTCTTTTATTCATTTTGTCCTCAATTCGTTGTTTATTGTTTCTCATTACGTAGTTAATGTATGCGACAATGTAGTATTGATGCAAGTAAATAATAAAATAAATTATATTGGACGAGAAGCCGTTAAAAGTTTAGGTGTCTGTTTATGCCAATAAAGCAAAAAAACCCCATATCGCTTGAATATGAGGCTTTTAGAAGTATGTCTATGTGTATGGTTAGCTTTTGCCGTTCATACGTCCCTTTAAATATGAGATTCCATCTGTAACATCGTTTAATTCTTTAACAATATCTTCACGATGTCTTTGACTTGTTTCATCTGATCTATTCCACCTGTCAATTAATTTTACACAAACATCAAAAGTTGAACGTACATTGCCTTCCATTTTCGCAATGGCTTGACGTATCTGGTCTAAATCTTCGTTTTGTTCGTTTTGGCTTTTAATTAAATTCATTATCATATAAGCAAATAACGCACATACTAATCCAACTGCACCATATTCAGCATAAATTTTTACCATTGGACTCATTTACTATTTCTCAATCTTTCAATTTCATATTCAATTCTTGCAATTTTTTCATCTTGTCTAACATCGCTTGGAATTGGATTGTCCTGTAAATTGTTTATTTCAACTATTGAAAGTTTGTTTATTTCAGCTTGATGCTCTAAAAATGATATTCTTGTATTTAACTGACCATATCCCCAGACCATAGCACCTATAAAACCAACGGCTTGTATTAACATTGGTAAACTAATATTTAATGAACTGTTATCTGAAATTGGTTTGTTCAAGGTTTTTTTATTCCCATTTTCTGTAGTAAGCTTCTTTGTTCTTTTACTTCTTCTTCTAATTCGTTTAAGTGGTCTTGCTCCATTCCTTGCACAGATGAAGTCAACACAGTCACTCTATCTTCCATATCATTTAATCTGATAGACATTTCTTGAAATTTCATTTGTGCTTGATACCAACTGCCTGTAATAACACCTACTCCTATCATTGCTTTAATTAAAAAAGCCACAGAAATATGAACTTGAGCATCTTCACTAATTGCTTTCATATAATGAATCCGAATCTATATGAATTTCTTCCATATCTTTATTATATCCCATAATAAAAGTATCATCTGAGCAACTTGATATAAGCATTATTATACCTACAACAAAAGTCATTACTGCAATATTTAAGCAAATATCAAATATAATTTTTGAATCGGGAAGTATTTTTATTTTAAACTTATCCATTAATTCTTAGTACCCCACGATTCTGTTCTTTGTTGTGGAGTGTGGTCAAATGTTTGAGTTTGTGTACTACTTTTATTCTCTCCACTACTTCTATTGTATTCACCAGAGTTATTAGGTCTTTGATTATTAAAAGTATCGGGATGCCTACCATAATCATAGTAATGCTGATTAGGATATGGTCTGTAAATAGTTTTCGTATTAAAATACATTCTATTGTAATCTACTTTTTCAGCAGGAACACCATTCGTTAGCTCAACAACTGCCAAGCCTAAACAGAACCCTAAGAAGAAATATGCTATTGCTTTATGCACGTTTATTTACTTTATGATATGCGGAGATTCTACCAAGCGATAAAGCATTTTTAGTCCATCTCTCATTTCGTCTGACTCGCCATTTCGTTATAAATCTTTTGAGCATTTAAAATTCTTCCTCTACTGTTAGTGATATGTTATAAATTTCTGGTGCGACTTGTGTCATATCTAAAGAATTGTTTGCAAATCGACCAAAGATATGTTCTGATTCTGCATTGTCGCCCTCTGATGCTTTGTCAATAGAAAAGATAAACGGCAAGTGATTGCCATTTGTTTTATTCCATACGTCAGAAATAAAATTGTCATCAACAGCGTAAGTGTTATACTCGTCTGGCATTAATTGTTCGTTTGTTAAAAAACTAAACTTCATATCATAAATAATTCGTCCACCAAACATTGAATATTGATTAGAAGCAGTTGTAAAAGGTGATTTAGATGTACTTGTTGCAGTTCTACCTATTGTTTTTAAGTTACTAAATCGCTGTCCTCCGTGCGATTCTTGTAAGTCGTTTAATCTGTTGTATGAAATCATTCTAGTAAGGTCAAGGTCTGGAGAATGTGGCATTTCAAAATATTCACCAAGCATAATAGAACCAACAAATAAATCGGTTGATCCAAAAGTATTTGAAGAATTTCCTTCAAATTGTATTCCCCAATATTGAAATGCTTGTTCGTTAAATCTAACAATTGTACTGCCATCTGTTGCCGGTGTAATTATACTTGAAGCAATAGCATCTGCATTAGTGACTTCAACGGGTGTATCCATTGCTGTTGCACTTCCCATATTAACTGCTTGTACGTGAGCCAATGTATCACTTCCTTTAACCAATACTTTTGCATCAGCAGTTTGCATATTGTGATTTAAAATTGCAATAAAAGATTTTTTATTTGAGTTACTTTGTGTATCTATTGTAATAACAACGTGACCATCTGTATCAGCACTTGTGTTAAAAGTTACTTTATTTAACGGGTTTAAATCAAATAATTCTGCTGCTGATCCTGTTGTAAATGTTCCCATATACCCATTCCCGGCGTGAGTTGCTGTAACTGCAAATTCGGTTGCGGCTACTCCTCTTGACATTAAATAACTTATTTCATCTGGGTAAAAACGTGGTGTCCCTATGTTCATATTAGCCATCTTATGATACCTTTATTGCTTTGATTGAACAGCCTGTTGTTATTTTACTAATATCTGATATAATAAAATATCCAGACATTGCAGCACCATATAATTCCAATTTACTATTCCAATTACTAAAATCTATTATATCACCAATTTCAAGATGATTGTACTTTGGTCTTGAAGTGTTAAATTCAATTATGTCGTGTCTATTTTTCGTTATATATATAAATGCTTCAGCTAATTTAGTTGCTGTAGTTGAATCAAGTATTTCATTTGCATTTAATTCAAGCTTCATTATCTTATTAAATCCATTAACTGTCGTGCCTTGTGAAGTTGAGTCGGTTGCAGTAGCTTCAAATCTGTTTTGATTTGCTGCATAATCGTGATTATACTTAACAAGTATTGAATTTTTAACTAAGCCAAGCGGTGTTTTCCCAATTTTATTTAAATTAATATCATTAAAATTAACTGTTTGATCAGACGATGAATAGTCGTCAGTTCTTCTTAGTGTTTTAATTTTAAATTTTCCATCCCCACTTATGAAAATATATGAAAAACATAATCTTCCAAGTCTTTCAAGAATGTCTTTTGAATTAATAAATTTATATTGAGAAAATGCAAACTTAATATCTGCAATAGCATCTTCATATATATCTTTTAAAAAGCCATCGGTTGTATTACCAGACTCGTCAAAAGTAGCGTAATCAATTTCGTCTGAAGTTAATCCGCCTATAACATAGCTTTCACCACTTGCCATAATATCTGCACTAATACTTAATTGAGTTCCACTATCTCTAGCTGTAACCATTGCGCTTGTTTTGTCTTTTATATTGTATAAGGTTTGCCCCACAACTGAAGTTAAAAAAGCAGCGTTTGAATCAACTAATTTATTTGAAGTTGTGCTTGTTCCAGAACCGGTATATATAGGACCTAATTCAGATCGTAAAATACTTTCTATAATAAATATCGGATTTTCTATTAAAGCGTTAGTATTATATCCTTGATTTCTTGAGTCTGCATCTATGTATGCTCCATACTGTCTGCCCTTGCCAGAACAATAAACATAATCAATTTTTGTAGGTGTTAGTCCTGTAATAGTTCTGCTATAAATATTAAAATCATATCCCATAACTAAAGTTTCTGGTCCTGTGTAGTTATGTGTTAAAGTCATTGAAATCGGACCACCTTCGTACAACTCTTGGACATCGTGTGCAGCAAAATCTTCAAGCTTAAAATCAATAACTGCTCCCGTTTCAGCTATTTCAGCCGTATGCTCTGCATTGTCCGAACCTCCTAACAAAGTATAAAGAAGTGAACCCTCAAAATCCCACGTAGCAGTTTTACCACTATAAAGACCGGCAATTGATTCTTTAGTTTCTGAATCGTCCGTAATAGTATCGTGATCTGAATTGGTTGAATTTGCTGTATATCTAAAAGATTCGCTGTTTGCACCCTCAAAATCGCTAACTGTTCCCCATTTAACTAAAGCAGAAATATCAGCGTAAGTACCTAGTTTGTTCACTTTAGGTAAAGCAAAGGTCATTGTTGCAATTGAATTATTAGTTACATTACTTTCAGCGGTCCAAAGAGCAACAGCCGAAAAACTGCCATCGCCAACACGTTCTTCACTTGATACTGAATATTCGCCCGAACCACTTTCAGAAGCAAGATTTGAAGTGCTTATCGGAATAAAAACAGAAGCCGTATTGCCTCTATATCCAATTTGTGGATTGTTTGCTACGGAAATATTAGAATCAGTAAGTGTTGGATAATATCCATCTTTAAAAACATAAATATTTTCAGCATCTAAAGCATTAACAGCTTGAATATCTACTTTTGCTTCAGTTTCTTCACCCTGTACGTCCCATTTATCTGTAACGATAGCGGGAAAAGCACCATTATAAAAATTATAGAATCGGTCAAAATGTGAAGTTGGTATTGTTCCAATATCTGTTTTTTCGTGAAAGTTTCCGTATGCCATTGGAATAGGTTTACCAATATTTTTTGTAGGTGCATTTGTATATGTAGAAGAATCAACTGTATTTGCCGGTATTCTTTTATGATACTTAGAAGAATTATCAAAAAGTGTTAAGGTTACATTGTTTTCATCATAATTTATATCGCCAGATATAATACCAGAAGCAATCATTCTTGCAGCAGTATCTAATGTCGTGGTATTGTTCGCATTAAGAAATAATTCCCACTTACGATTTGCAAAATTGTTGGTAGCAAGTAAATCGGAAAATCTACCTCCTTTAATTGAACTCTCGGTATTAATAAGCGTGACGTTCATATTCCCAATAGTGGTAGTAAAATTAAAAAAGTCTAATGATTGGCGATAAGTTCCAAAATTTGCAACAATACCATAATATATATCCGTGCCATCTTGCCTGTGTCTATCACTTACACCAATAAAAGCAGATTCATCATTATAATATAATTTAAGTACCCAGAACGCTGTGGTATTTGAATTGGCTAAAGCACTTGTTAAAGCGGTGTCAAACGTAAGCACTTAATTAATCCTTGATTGCCCGGTACTTATCGCTTTATTAATAGCCGGAATTATACTATTGGCAGCAAAGTTATGATCTATAACACCCATACCGCCAAAATTTTGATTAATTGTAATCTTTTGATTTGAAGCAGCCGAAGCATTTGGAGCAGATTGCGTTGGTGATGCACCAAAAAGAAAACTTGTTATACCCGCAGTCACTTTATTTAACCCGCCCGTTGCTGAAGTCATAAAAAAATCGTAAAGTTTAGCTTGTGCAACCATAACAAGCATTTGAATTACAGCACGTTGTAAAGATTTACCTATACTATCACCCATTACTGCCGAAGTTACCATAGAAGATGCGGTTGTTGCTGCCCAATGTGATGCTTTATTTCTTGCTTCTGCTTCATAAGCTGCTTGTTGTGCAATTTGTTTTTGTGCATTTGCTAAATCTGAAAAAACTATTTTAGCGTGTTCTGCTTGTTCTGCGGCACGTTGATTTGCTTCCTCAATCATTGTCAATATGGCTAATTTATTTTGATCAGTTTCAAGCAATGTTCTTGCAGCTACTAACTGATCTCGTTGATGCTGATTTAAAGTACCACGTATCGCTTCTTGAATTACTAAATCATCTATTATTACTTTATTAGCTGCAATTTGTGCTTCAAGAAGTGGCTTTGTATCTTTTTCAAGTTCTCCAACGACATTACCAAATTCTTTTAAATTTTTTAAACCAAGTAAAAATTTACTCGCCCATTCTGCCGCACCTTTTAATGCGTTAGCCGCTCTAATAACAGTTGGTGCTAATAGGTCGCCAAGAGCCTCTGCGGTATCACCCGTTGCATTTTTCATTTGCTCAATACTTCCGGTCATTGTTTTTGACTGTGCTAATGCTTGACCGCCAAAAAGATTTGCAACATTGTTTGTCAAAGTTTCTAATCGTTCTGTTGATCCTACCGCACCCGTAACTTCAATACCATATCGAGACATTGCATTGGTTGAACTACCAATTGTTTTAGCAACTAAATCACCCGCACCTTTTAAATCAAGTCCCATTCCCGCTGCTAAGTCAAGAGTGGCTTTTGTTAAAAGTTTTATTTCATCTTCGCCTTTAACAAACGATGCTAACATAGATTGCATCATAATTATATCTTCATCGCCAAACATTGAAACTTGTTGTAAGGCTGAAGCTTGGTCTAATAATGCTTTTGAAGTTTTACCTAATGCAGTTGCAAGTTTCTTCTCTGCAAGTTCTTGTTTTCCAGATAATTCTATTGCGTTTTTAAGTCCAGAAATAAGCATTTTTGCCCCAAAAAAAGCTGCACTTGCAATGGCTGCAGCTTTACCCAAACTTGCCATTCCTTTTTCAACACCTTTAAGTTCTTTTTTAGCTTTCTTTGCACCTTTAGCACGGACTTTAATGTTTAAATTTTTATCAGCCATTATCTTTTTTTGCCTTTTCTTGCATACAAGCGTTTACCTCTTTATCTATAATTGAAAAACAATCAAGTCTGTGAGCAGAAATATTATCAAGTTCACCAAGCGAAATATTAAATCTGGTTGTGTAATTATATTCATTAATCATATCGACCATCCACTTTTCAGCTAATAAATTACAATCTGCAAAGAATGGAACAGTATAAAAAAGCATTTGTCCATCGGTAAAATCTTTGCTTGTTTTACATACTTCATCTATTATGTTCCACACATCTTTAATCGTTTGCACTCTCACAGGCTTGTGTTCATAAGTAACCGGGAGTTTTGCCACAGTATAGGGGAGGCTTCTATATATGTCACGTGGTTCTGGTGTCCCAAAGTGCCAACACCAAACCGCAAGGCTTAACCCCCGGAATCTTTTTTTGCCGGTTCAATCCCCAAGTATTCTAAAAATATTGCTTGTAAGACTTCATCGACTTGTGCCATTTGCATATCTTTGAAATCGTTTTCACCAAGTCCCGCAATATCTCCTACTTTTTGTAAAACATCGTAATATGATTCCACGTCCATCTTGCCATCCCACCAGACTTTTGCATTTAACTTGTGCAATTCACGTCTTTGTGCGTATGTGCAATCAATCACATCCCATTCTTTTTCATTTATCTTAATAACCATTTTGCCTCCCGATTTATTAAGTTGCTATTATTGTAATTAAAGCGTTTGAGCCATCTGCCGTAGCTTTAAACGGCAAATCAATAAATACTCCACCATCAGTACTCGTATGAGTATATCCCGTGTATTTCGCTGTTGGAATATCAAAGTCAATCGCTGATCCATCACCAATGCTAATATTTACAGAAGTTCCCGCTGTAAAATCAGCTATTGTATCAGTCACATTATCATCTAGCAATGCACTTACATTACCGGTGACTTCAATCATTCCACCCCTCATATAAGCCGAAGGTTCAGCTTCAATTGAATTAACCGTTTCATATCCAACCCTTGTTGCGGGATTAGAAATTGTAACATCAAAGTTGCTTAATACAACATTGTCGCCACCAATAGTCATAGTTGTACAATCAAAAAATCCTTGTGTATAATCAACGGCTGTTGCATCTGCTGAAGTACCTTCTGTGCCGATTACGGGTTGGTATCCAGACCAGAAAGTTCCACTTGCTGTAAGTCGTCCACCGTTTGCCGTTGGATTCATACTCAATGTTAATTCTTGAAGTATCGAAGAAAACATTAATTTATCTTCATCTGCATCTGGTGAAGATATAACTACACAAGCATATTGTCCTGTTGTCGCTCCTTGTTCATAAGCTACTGTGGCTTGAGTGCCTGTCATTGCTGCCGTTACAGCGGGAGTCGCATCTTCAGTTGCTAATCGCAATAGAAGTTGTAATACCGCTTCGTTCTCGACTACGTAATCACTAAAAGACCACGTAAAAGTTCCGCCTTTAAATATAGCAATATGGTCTGTTGGTCTTTGCACTCTTTGTCCAGATCGTATTGCATCAGCAAAAGTTGAACCGGCTGAATAATCAATATCATTCACTTCCGGTGTTCTTAATTTATACAGCGTACCCGATACATCATTAACACCTAAAGCATCTGACTGCAAAGATATATAAGATTCAAATTGCTTACCGGAATAGACTGTTTTGTCTAAACTTGCCATTTTTTATTTATTTCCTTTATTTTTATGATGTACCATCATTTTTTATGTAAATATTTCTGTTACCGTACAATTAAAAGATAAATTTGCTCTCCATAAATCCAAATTTTCTTCATCTTGTTCGTAATTAACTGTTTCAATTCTTCCATCGTGATATTTATAAACACCAGAAGGTGAGTAGCTTGTATTATTATGTATTAATCTTTTTAAATGCTCTGCTGTGCTTGTTAATTGTGTTTTAACGCTTTTAAAACCACCGCCACGCATCAAAGTATAAATAATATCAACTTCATAATCTCTGGATTGACCAGAAGAAATCATTTGAATTAATGTGTCCCCTTGTGGATCAATAATAAAAGATTGATTGCCACGATGCTCGTCAATTACAGGAATATTAAATTCTTTTCTTATAATGTCTTGCAATGATTCTATCACATTTTCATAAACTACATTCGCATAGCTATTGGAATCATCAGTACCGGGTTCAAAAGTTATTCCTGTAGCAGAACTCCAAAGTTCACGTGTTTCTATCCAAATTGGTGATTGTATATTTAAAGCCATTAAATTCTTTCAGCGTTTGCGTGTTTAACAGCTAAAGTTCTTGAATCTAATTCGCCAGATACTTCTAGTTCCCATTCATCATTTATTGTATAAACTCCCGGTGAAAATCTTACTTGCATTCCGTGTCCGACATCTTGAAAGTTGCCATCAATAACTTCAGCATCACTTGACTTGTCTATTTTTAAACTTGTATCGTCTGAAATAAAAGTATCGTATTTAACACTAGAAGCAGAGCCACTTGTAAATGTACCGGCTGTACTAATAATAATTTTTATTACATCCCATACCGCTGTTGGTCTGCCACGTACATCAATGATTGATCCGGTTGTACTTCCATTGATTGATACTTCTCTAATTATACCAGAGTTTTTAGCTAAACCTTCATCTTGTGATAAAGCAATCTCACCTTTACGAATCATATCAAGATAGCCTGTACCTTCTGGGTTCATAGCCATCGCCATTAATTCATCGCCTTTATCTTTGTCAAAAGGTCTAATCAAATCAGCACAAGCAATAATTGCTGTACTTCTTACAATAATTTCTGGATAATCATTACCCGTAGCTGAAGCAACTCCTACACCTTTTCGTGGGTATATTGGAAATGGTAAAACATTTCGACATAAGTCACTTGCTTTACGAACCGCTTCTGTTTTAGTATCATACCAATCACGTCCGGCTTCAATTACCGCACTATTTAAAAGTGATGCAGATGAACTTCCAAGAAAGAAACTCAACAGTCCTGTGCCTGTATTATAATTAAATTCTTTATTTGCGTTTGGTGTATCTGTGACCGAAGTCATTTCTTCGCCATTGTAAAATAATTGAGTTACGTATCCGGCAGAATAAAGATAGTATAAATCGGGTGTACTTGTAGAAATCCAATCGCTCGGTATCACCCTTCTTAGATTATAGTTATTTATATTTGGTTCTATGTATTGTAAATCTGTATTTGTGTCACAATAAGTGGCTTCGTATGTACTCACGCTTGATGTGTCCTATTCTTTAAATCTTTAAAATTAATTGGTGTTGGTTCTTCCATATCGTTTATCACATTAATC